CATTATATTCTGGAAACTGACTTTCTAGCCAACTTTTTACTTTGTTGCTTTTTTCTTTTTTACTTGGAGGAATCCATGCGTGGTATTGTTTTGATCCAATACCACACACTTGTAATAATCTAAATTGTAACTCTGGATGCAGTCTCAAAGAATTGAAATGAGTGTTTACAATATCATTAGTCATTTGAAGGTAATGACGAGTTATTTCTTTATTAGAAGAATCGCAACTACTAACAAATCTCATTATTTGCCATACTGATAATTTCTTTTTATCTTCATCAGACAACGTATTGATCCATTCAAAATCTCTATTGTCTACTGCACCCAATACTTGTTTAATATCTAACTTATCCATTGTCACCATAAATCTCTTATATCTAATACATCTGGAACTTTTGCAGTTTCTTTTATAAAAAATGCACATAGTGGATTATTTTTATTTTGTAGCGGAACAGATAAAAAATGTCCTTGTTTTAGTTTTGGTATATACCATTTTACTTCATTGTATATGTCTAATATTTTTATTTCCATGAAGTCTGGCAAAAATCCAGTCAACGGATTGAAACAAAATGCACTAAATCCACGATCATTTAATGAAGTAATAGGAACTACTTCTGGATCGCCTGCATCACTTTCGCATATAATTATACTCCAGTCAAGCGGAACTTTTATTACATGCGAACCTATACTTATTACTGCGGCTGGTGACGTGAATATTTCTAGAAATACCAATGGTTGAAAAATGTAGTCAGCATTTTTTTTGTCACTATAATCTAGTACACTATATCTTATATCGTCTATTTGCTCAGGAACATAATCTATTTCCAATGCACTGTTTTCTAAAGTTAATACTTTAATTTTATTTCTCCTTTGTTATCTGTAGATTTTTTTTATAGTAAAAGGATATTCTGCGTCTGAATAAAATCTTTTACGTTCAGTAAGATGTTTTTTGCTATACTTTGCATTTGCACAAACATCCCATATGTTAACGTGATCTTTATCAAATCCTTTTCGTAATCCTCTACCAATACTTTGGATTACTCTTACAAAACTTTTTCCTGGTTCTATCAAAACTACATTGTGTAATCTTGTTATAGAAATACCAACTGCGGCTACTCCGAATGTTGCAACTAATACTTTGCCTTCACCTAAGTTAATGTCTTTATATTCTTCTTTTCTTTTCTTCTGCTTTACCTCGCCACTAACAAAAACACTATCTTCTATTCTGGCAACTAATTCTTCACCAGTTTTTATACGATCAACCAAAACCAATGTATTGCCACTATAAGATATTTCTTTAATCTTTTCTGCCATCCAATCTAGACGAATTGGATCAGTAACCAAAAAGCTTAATTCACTTTGATAATTATTATAAACAATATTTTCTTGTGTTTGTAATACGTTTATGTTACAACTAGAAAGAATTCCTAATTCTTGCAAATCTGATGCTTTTACTTTATTGACCAACGGACCAAGATTTACCTTGATTGACATTTGTGATCCTTCATCCTTTGGTATGGTGCCAGTTAATCCCCACCTTAAAGGAATGTTAGCCATAGGACCAGATAACAACCGCTTCAATGCTGCTGCATCTGCCCCGTGAACCTCATCCACAATCACGCAGCATACACCAGAAACAAATTCTTCAACTGCATCAGATCGCTTTTCGTCACGCTTCTGTCGTTCAAGAGATTCCAAACTTTGCCAAGTACATATAGTATGAGTTTTATCTAAATCTTTTCTGTCGCCATAGTAAACGCCAACATCTAATTCAAAATTTTCATAGTCTGCTAATGTTTGTTCGACTAAACTTTTGTTGGGAACAATTACAATGCTTCTGCCATATTTCTCAATACGTTGACTTAATGCTGCGGTGATTATAGTTTTTCCCGCACTAGTACTTAATTCTTGTATACATTGTGGATTTTCTAGATACTGATTGATCGCATTTATCTGATGATCATGTAGTTCTACGGGCTTGCCTTCAAATGGATGCCCTTCGGGCCAAATTATATGAGCGAATGTGTTTCGTTCAACTGGTTCGAATGTTCCCATTCTAGCAGCAACCCGATTGTCTTCTATGTCGATCTCATATCCACTTTGTATTAGATCGGGAACTATTTCTTCTAGTAAATTATTATACGTGCTTCCACCTATAGAAAAGAAATTTATCTTACCGTCCCAACGGCCTAACTTATAGCTAGGCGAATATCTGGCATGAGGAACAAAAAAACTATATTTCTCTGATAACTTTTTTCTAGTGTCCAAGTCTAAACCATTTATACTGCAAGCAACTTCATTTTTTAATATTATTTTTGCTATTGTCATTTATTACTTTCGTTATTCCTGTCCTCACCACCTATTTGTAAATAAAAAAATGGGGTAGCATTTATTAGCTACCCCACATATTAGCATTAGTTTTTGCAGAAGTCAAGGAGTATTAGCGGATGCAAGTATTTTCTGCCAATTGCTTCCACCGTTTAGGAGACATCTTATACAGGTCGGCAATCTTGGAAACCATGCGAAGCGACAATTCCCGAAGACGATCTTGATTATCGTAAACATAATTCAAGATTTCATCCTTTTGTTCTTCCGTGAACCCGTAGCGAGTAAGCATACCGTCTTGGATGATTTGCTTGCAACGAAGGAATTTTTCACGGGTGGTATTGATAGTCAGATCAAGATAATGGCAGCGTGACAGAAGGGCTTTCATGTGATCACCGATCTTGCCCCGTGCAGATTCAAGCTTGAGATTGGTAACGAAAATCACCGATCCTTCAAAATCATAACTATCTGGAACACCAGCATTTTCCAATGCACGGCTTTCAGACCGCCAAGAGATACGCCGACGCTTGCCACTGTCCAACGCAGCTTTAAGCAAGTTCAACGACGTATCATCGAACAGGATGGTATCCGAATCGTCCAGAACCAGAACCGAACCGGGAGAAGCATATTCATACATCATCTTGTAAAGGCCAATCGGAGTCGCCGCACCTTTTTCCATGCCGAACTTGGCAGTATCGTTCCCGATAGTGCTGCAAACATGGGCCATATCAATGACTTTTTCGATGCCATAGGATTTGCCAACACCGGGCGGGCCTGCTACAACCATGCCGCGAATCGTGCCATCCACGCAAGCACCAGTCATTTCTTCAAGGATTGCAAAACGATCACGAAGGCGTTCCATGATTTCATCATCGGTTTCTTCGATTTCTTCGACAAAAGCAGATTCTGCGGAAGAAGTAGAACCAGTATCGAAGATTTCGAAAGAAGTATTGTCATCGACCTTGACGCGAATTACAGTTGCACCAAGAGCCTTGATCAGATCAGAACCAGTTCCTTCAGCAGAACGCGGGTCAACCGTGATCCACGAGCCAGAATTACCAGTCTTAAGCCCTTGGATCAGGCCGAACGTCATGTTTTTGATAGTGATGTTACGAACACGGCCATCGTGGATTCGAACTTTGTTAGTCATAGTGTAGCGTCCCTTTCATTTGGTCATGAAGTGACATTACACGAATCATTGTGGGCTGTCAAGAATAAATAATTCTGGACAGCCGTGTTTCTTTACATTTGGTATAACTTGAAAAATTGTGCTTAACCACCGTTCCTCTAAGTTTAAACATATCACCCACTTTAATTTTGTATAAATCAGATTTTGGATCAGAGGTTGCCTTTGCATCAAAAAATGTAACAATATCTTTTTCATCATTTAACGCATTAACAATCCAAAAACCTTTATCTGATACAAATCGTTTTGATAAAAGTTTAAGTTTAAAATTATATCGGGCTTTCAAGTCACCTACATAAGAACTTTTTGCTGCAACTTCATTGATCACATCATTAAAATATGTGCGTTCTTTCGTTTCTTTATATACTTTTGGAAATGTTGCAATCATTGATTTCATAGTATTGCTAGAGACTACCATTATTTTATTTGGATTTGTTTTTATCATTTCGTTAAACTTTTCAGTTGATAAAATGTTAATAAATGATAAGTCAAACTGTGTTAGTTTTCCTTCCATTGCTTTCATCACATATTCGTTTGATAAGAATTCTCTACGATCTTTCATAACAGCAGGATCAGTGACGCAATAAGAAATGCCTCTGTTATTTGCAAGAGAAAATACTACTTGCATAATTTCTGAAGCATTATCCAAGCTGGACGATTTATATCCATGCACATTATATATTGCATCAGAAATGCCAAGAACATAATCCAGCCCAAGATTTTCAACATGCTTCATAATATAAGTTACGTCATGTGAAATTGGCATTTTGAATTTATTTGAAAGTGCAGATATGTTACAGGTCATAGTATACTCCAGAATCAGGCTTAACACATTGTAAACCGATTCTGAGTATGTTGTCAACTAGTTTATAGTTCTATGTTTTCGAACGATTATTTTTATACTTGCAATTATCCCCGTGCCATCTTTTAAAATTTGCTGCATCAATTATTTTATCACAATATTGACATTCTATTTTTTTAACGGATTTTCTTTTCTCTGATAAAATATTTTTTGTTTCCTGTGAATGTTCTTTATTATAAAAGCCGTTATTGACGCCTTGCTTTCCAAATTTTTCTTTTTTTTCTTCGGTAGATAAGTTAGCCATCCATTTTCTTGTAGCTTCGGAGGTTATTTCTGCATGTCTAGCAACTCTCTCATCGGTTTCTTTATTGAGTCCTGAGTTCCATGCATAACCTCTTATTTTTCCAAGATGCGAATCAGATATTTTTTTCTTTATTTCTGTTGCACGTTCTTCACCATATAAATCTATGAATGATTTTCCCATTCTATCTAATCGTTTTCGTTCGGAAACTTCTGGGCTACAATTATAATTTAAGTTACCTGATGCCCATCCAGTTGCATTGTCATTATAATTCATATTATTTGGATTATGTATATGTATTAATAAGTAGTTTTTTTCTAAAATTACTAATTCTTCAAAAGTATCAGTATATTCTAAAATTTCTTTAAGCAACTTTGTTTTGTCTTTGATTTGCCGAACCCATTTACCTGACCCCATATAGCCATCATTTATATTTTTAGTAGAATGTCTTCCTATATAGTATTTTCCAGACGGGCAACTTATTTTATAGATATAATGTATCAAAGTGGGTTGGTCATTATTATAATTCAATATTTTCAAGCCCACTTGATCGCAGCTTTATAATGTTATTAATAGAAAATGATTTCTGTTCAAGTGCTTTTATTATACCTTGCATACTATTACGGACTAATGCAAATTCATTTATTAAGTGTGTCATGTCTACGATATTTGGTTCACCATCAATATATTTTTCGGCATCACGGCTCGATAATTGTTTATTATAGTGTTCCAAGAATTTTTTAAATGAATGACTACGCATTTTTCGCAATTCAATATTGAGATATTCTAATACAGATTCTATTTCT